GTTTTGAATACTGCTAGTGGGATTGCTTGCACTTGGGATATGGCTCAAAAGTTTTATGGATCGTTCAGAGATACATGGGCTTTTGTTGGTGGTTCAACATATTATGGAGAATGGGATGCTTTATATCAACGTCTTAATAAACATCCAAATGCATTCGAATGTGATGAGAGTTCATTTGACTCAACTATCATTAGGGATTTGATAGAAGCAGTTAGAGATGTTTGCTGGGATTATGTTGATGTGAAATACAGGAAAAGAGAAAATAGGAAAATTTTCTTTAATATTTTTAAGGAAATAGTGGAATGTGGAATTTTGTGTCCTAATGGGGATATTTTTTGGAAAACTCAAGGTAATCCTTCTGGTAGTTTCTTTACCATCATAACGAATACAATGTCATTGTTTTTATTATTTTGTTATGCTTGGTTAGAATTAGTACCAACACCAATGAGAACTTATGATTGCTTTATGGCAAATGTATCTGCAGCTCTTTGTGGAGATGACAATACATTTACTGTTAGTGATATGGCTGTAAAATACTTTAATGTAACTAATGTTACTGGAATTTGGAAAATTTATGGTATTATAGCGAAATTAGAAGCAATGAGTTCAGGACCATTGTTAGAGCGGAAGTTTTTGAGTATGGGTTTTAAGATGTGGAGAGGTGTGGTATATCCTATTCCAGATCAAGAAAAAGTTTTAAGCTCAATGATTTGGCATACCCAAGCTCATCATTCAATTAAATGGTCTTATTTGAAAGCCTGTGCGTTATTGTTGTTATCTTACCATCATATTGTGTTGCGAGATATTTTCCAAGGGTATTTGTTGTACTTAGAGAAAAATTATGGTGATAGTTTAAGATCTCCACCAACACTTAAAGGTAAGGATATTTTGACATGGGCTGATTTGCAATCTGTGCGACGTACTGATAATCAAATAGTTGCGTTATATTCGCATATGGAAGCGGGCGGCCGGAATAATTGTACCGCTTTGAAGAAATTCATTCGCATAGAAGCAAATTTGTGTGATTGGTCTATTTTACATTATGCCCAAAACTTTTAAGAAAAGTAAAAAGGGTAAAACTAGACCTAAGAAGAAGGTTACCATAACGGAAAAGAAACGGAAGGTTGTTACAGTAAAACGTAGACCTCCTCGTAAGGATATAGGAGGTGGTGGAAAATACGGAATTAGAAGTAAGCAGGTCACTGCGCCAGCTACTAAAGCTACAACCTTAAAGAATTATGGCCCTAAGATCTCCGGC